GACGTTGCTGTCAACATCAAACAGTATGGCCTTGTCACCCCATGCATGTACCAGTATCTGCAGCTGCCCTCAGCAAACAGTGAAACTGGCACAGCCATTCCAGTCATCCCAAGCTGGTGTGCAACTCCTGCCATCAACTCAACCACCCACAGTGGTGCAATGAAGTACTGGTTCGGCTTTTACGTGCCAGGAGCAACAGGCATCAAAGTCGAAGTCGCTTACCTCCCAAATGTCGTCTGCAAAGATCTCCGCCACATGACAATTGTTGAAGAATACGTCTCAAAAGCGTATTTCCAAGGCACTGGCAAGCTCGAATTTGCATTTTCCATTCCTCACTCACAGAAGTGCCCAGCTATCCCGAACTGGATTGGCGTCCCTCACACCTCTGACAACGTTGATTTCAATTGGTGCTGGTTTGACGACATGGAATCTGGGCGTACCTTCACCACACAACAGTATGACAACGGTGTTCTGCGAGTTACCATAACAGCACTTGTTTCATCAACGAACAACGCAATGACATCCGCCCGAATGGTCGTTTATGCTGCAGGTGACGATGACATGACCTATTATTGTCCAACAATCCCTTACGCCAATCCTGTCGAACAGTATCAATCTCTGCAAACATATTCTGTCCTTCCTGATGCTGCTTGGATACCAGACTTCAAGTCCAAAAACCCAGAAAAAAGCAAAATGAATCCGCGTGACCTGTTTAGAAGTGAAAGCTTTCAAGCGCTCATGCCTTCTTTTTACAGACCTGGTGTCCCAAACTACATCTTCAACGGAGACGTGTTCAGCTCATATTTTCAAATCCTACGAAAACCAATCAGCTACTGCACAATCGCAGGCATCGGCAACGTTGGTATTTATCCTGACATTGACACAAGCGCCGGCTTCCTCATGCATTTCACCTCTGGTTCGCCCATCTACAACTCAAACATCCCATGGATCATCCGTATCTTCGAGATGTTCACTCGGTGGTATGGATCAGTCAATGTCGGCGTCATGACCTACGGGCTTGACTACATCAAGTTTGAGTCCTTCGATCCCCAAGGCCTCACTGCTGGTGTCACAGCAATCCCGCAAGCCACATTTGGTGTTTGCACTAACGAAAAACCTTACGTGGAAGTGCAGCTACCTTACTCAACAGCAGTGCCCTACAGCCTTTTTGACTATGACATCAACCACAAC